TTGGATCTTCTGGACCCACTGCTTGAGCTAATGCTTGTCTACCAACTCTTGCTACGTTATCTAAAGTAGTTAAAGCACCTTCAACTTTATTGGCTGCGTTTTCTACTGTTGATGCAACTCTGTCATTTACTGCTTCACCATTTGCGTCATTTCTACGCAAGTTTTTTTGCATATTTACATATCTTCTAGCAACCTCTGGATCACTTCCAATTTTATTAAATATTTTAAATTTAATTATATCTCTATATTTGTTTATAGGGTTTGAAGTATAAGCCGCTGCAGCAACATTACCCTCACGACCTATGTCATTTAAAAAATCTAAGTCTTTTGCAAATTCTCTTAATGCTGTAACAGAGTCATCTCCTAAAATTGTTCGCAATACGTTATCATCAAAACTATCTAGATGTTTTAATAATTGTGATGCTGCTGCTTTACTACTAAACACATCTCCATCTACACGAGATAAAATATCTTCAACAACGAAAGTTCTAATATCTTCTAGAGCTTTAGGATCTTTCTCAAAAAACTTCATAAACTTTTTAGCTTCATTTAATGATATTCTTTTTGGTGTAGCTAAAATTTGAACTGCGTCTATCGGATCTAATGTCCCTTCGTTAAATTTTTTAATTATTGTAACTTCTTGTGCTTTAGCAAAAGCTTCTTTTGCTTCTGCTACGTCTTTTAAAGCCTGCACTAAAGGTTTATTTTGATCGGTAGATCTTCTAACAATTTGTTCTATTATCTCATTATCTAATTTGTCAGTTCCAGATCGAGCTATTATTTCGCCTAATTTTTTTACTTCATCCCACTGGTCACCAAAAAGCTGTTTGCCAGTATCTCCTAGTTTTTGAATATGATTGTTAAAAGCAGAACCACTAAACTTGCCGCTTGTTAACTCACCAAATTCATTTAAACCAGTTTTTTGCAATCCTTTTTCTAAGTAAGTTCTACTTAACTCACCTCTCAACAACTCTGCTTCTTGATCTCCCAATGCCTTAAATAATTGTTTTAATCTTTCAGGACTATCTTGCTTTATTACTCTTTCAAAAAATCTGTCTATTTCAAATTTTCTTTTTTCTGTGTTTTTACCAAAATTTCTTAATGATCGTATAACTCCAAAAGTATCCAAATCTTCAAACATTTGACGTTGGGCTTTATAACGTGTCATTACAGTTTTTCTTAGTTCAGATGCTTCTTGTAAAGCATCTCTCTGTGCTTTAGTTAAATTTTTCAAAGCAGTTAAGTCAGATAAGTTGGTTCCTTCAACTAAATCGTCTAAATCTCCTATAAATTTATTTATTTCAGGACCTAATTCTCTTTGAAACAAAGCACTTTCTCTATAAAGAGCATCGTTAAATTGTTTTCTTAATAATACAACTTGTCTAAAACTAGCGTGTTCGCCTAACTCTCTAAAAGCTTGAAGTGCTTGTTGCATCGATGGGCCCGCAGTTTGTAAACCACCAGCCTGCTCTATTAAAGTTTCGAATTGTTGTTTTAAAGGACCTGTTGGAATAACTTGTGCTACTTGTGCATTACCTCTACCTTTTATGTTTACACTTTGTAATATTTTATCTATTTCAGCAAAATCTTTAGCTATATCTTTTTCAAAACCTTGAAAAGCATTATCTATGGATTTTAATATTTGCTCGTTAATAGTTGCATCATTTTTTGTAGCTTTTTGTATATAGTTAATACTATCGCTTACTGCTTTCATTGCAGAATCTGATGCTGCTTGTTGAGTTTTTTTGAGTTGATTAAATTGATTTTTTGATAAATTTTCAAATCCTTCTGTTGCTGCGGCTGCTGAACCTCTAGTGTGGTCTCTTCTTAATTCAGCCGATTTTTTTAAAGCCGCTTCAATATTTCTTTCAATTCTTGTTGAATCTCTCATTACATTTTCAGCAAATTTTTGTTGATAAGCAACCATACCAGGAGCACCTAACCTTTCGGCACTTGGTAAAAATCCCTCATCAAGCAATCTATCTGCACGGGCTAAATTGTCATCTTTTACTGTTTGTAGTTTGCCTGCTCGATCAGCTATTTTTCTTGTTCCACCAATTACAGCACGCCCTGCTCTAAACACAATACCACCAGCTAATTCAAATCCACCAGCTAATGCAGCCTCTGTTAATACATCGTCTAAAACTTCTGATGCTGTTTGTTTTTGCACACCTAATAAGCTTTCAACACCCTCTTCTAAACTTTGTCCTATAGCAGCACCAGCCGCCGCACCAGCAGCACTTGTAAAAAATCCAGGTAATCCAATAATTGCACCACTGATAGCACCAACTGTTTCAGGTACAAATCCAGTTAAGTCAGCTATATCTCCAAAAGAAAAACCCTCATCTTCAATAACTAAATTTTTATTATCTTTTGGTTCAATGCCTCTAAGCCTCTGTCCAGCGGGTGTTAAAGCTAATCTTCCAGCACTATCTTTTGTATAACCACCCATGCCAACAAGATTGATTAAAATTGCCTCTTGATCTTTGGCAGTTTCACCAAATGACAATAGTGATCTAAGACCAGAATCAGCACCAGTTTCATAATCAAAATTTTCGTCTTTTTTTGTGCCCTGATTTATTAAATCTTTAAAATCAGTTTGTTTAGTTAATGTGTTATATTGAACTAATTTTAATAAATTATCGACATCTTGATCGTTATTTTCTAAAGCTTGGAACGCAGCGAGACGTTCTTCTGGTTTATCGAATACGTTGGTTTTCAAAGCGTCAAAAAGAGTCAATCTTTCTTCTGGAGTCATATTGCATACCTACGCAGTTGTTCCAAGAAATTTAGATTCATATTCTTGTAGTTTTTTTTGTTGTTCTTCATTTAAGCCGCCACCAAAATTTAATTTTATTTTTTTATTTTGTAAACTGTTAAATCTATCAACACCTTGTTTAAGTTGTTGCTCTCTATTATTAATAATATCTTTAAATACTCTTTGAACAGCGGCTTTTAAATCTTCAGGATTTTGAATGAATTTTAGATCACCAACTATTTGTGCAACTCTTTGTCTATCAGCATCTGATATAGTTTTACCTGTTTCTCCAAGTATCTGTGGTGCATACTTTGCTTGTATTCTATTAAGCAACAATCTAATTTTTCCAGTGCTAGTTTGTTCATCTTTAAAGTTAACACCAAAAGCAGCACCTAAATTAGTTAAATAATCTCCAGTTTGTCTAAAAACATTAACACCCTCGTTATTTATTTCATTTATTAATTCTGCAAACTCTGCTTTTCCATTATCAATATCTTTTCTCATTTGTCTAAACCCTGTTTCAACGGCATCAGCATCTCCAAGAAAAGCAGGTTTGTTCGCTGCACCAGGACCTGTATAATTTCTATCAGGAAACTGTACAGGAACTTTAAATATTCCTTCAGCACCTTCAAATAAAGGTAGTTCACCTTTAGAAGACATGTACTTTTTGCCAAGTTCAGGTGTTTTTAATGCAGCAGTTAACACAGCTTGATATCGTGATTCAGGTATGATTTCAAAATTGTCACTAAATTGTTTATTTTCTATTAGTGCATTTAATTCAAATGAGTTAAGCGGAACAGTTTCAACTTTATCGATATTTTCTGCAAGACCTTTAAGACCGCCTTTGCCTTTTGCCACAATAGTATAATTTTTTCTGTCTCTTGCAGCAGCCTCATCTTCTCTTTTCCTACTAAAAGCAAACTGTCCAGCTTTTGCACGAATAGATTTTGCTTCACTTACTGCTTTACTGAACTCAGGTAAAGCTGCTTCACCAGCTTCACCAACAGAACCAAGTATGTTACTAATGTTAAATCCTTTACCCGCTCTATTTTGCATTAAAGCTAAACCAAAAGACATCAAAGCTTGTTTTGTATCAGGCTCACCTGATATGTCTAATCCCGTAACTTTTCCAAATTCTTTTATATAATCATCATATTCTTGCACATCTACACCAGGTCTAACATTATCTAATATACTGGATAATGAAGATACAACAGCCTTTTTTGCTGGCGTGTCAGCACCTTTTATTACTTTATCAGTAGCTCCAGTTGAAGTGGCTAAATCTGAATCAAAATCATCATCATCTTTTTTGTTAGACTCTTTGTCTGTGGTTTCGCTAACTGTTGGCTTTGCTTGATTAATGATGTCTGTTAAAGCTTTTTGACCTTCTGATGTAAAAATGTCCATACCAGGAACGTCTTCCATTTTTAATGCACCTGTTTGTCCTGGTGCTGTTCCAGGCAAAAGAGGAGTGCCGACTGATGGTAAGTCTAATTCTAAACCACCTGTTTCTGTAGCAAATTGTGTGCCTCTTCTTAGCCTCTCGTCATCGCTTTCTTGACCTGCAAATTGACTTATCCCTTTAAAAAATCCTGGAATGTTTGAAACAATATCAGCACCAACTTTTAAAGGCCTTGCCATATCTCTTTTTAAAGCATCAAACTTAGTGCCTCTTGTAGCAAATTCACCAAATCTTGGGTCTCCTTTAACACCAAAAAATTCATCATCTGTAAAGGCTCTAACATTTTCACCAATTAACTGACCTAAACCTTTACGTCTATCAGGGCCAATCAATCTTTCTAACAAAGAAGGATCGATGCTCATTATTCCTTGATTTCTTGGTGCCATGTTATGCGTTCCTACCTCTTTGCCCAGCACTAAAAGGTGCTATTTGTGATAATGTAGTATAAGCACCTATCCCTTGTAAAAATGGGTTAGCAGCGGGTTGTGTGGCTTGTGTAAATGTTGAAGGAATGCTTGAACTGGGCATACCTTGCAACAAATTTTGACCTATTTGCAATCTAGTAAAAGGTTCTTGTGCTTGTTGCATTAAATTAGCTCTTTTTGCATCTAGTTCTGCTTGTTGTTGTCTTTGTCTTAACGCACCTAATTGTGTCAATTGAGATATGTCTGCTTGACCTAATGCTTGCTGTAATCGACCTATATCGCTTGTTGTTCCTGCTAAAGTACCAAATGCCTGACCAAGGCCACCTGATAATCTTCCTGCTTCTTGTGAAGCCTTAAGTGCCTGACCAAATCCACTTGATAGAAGTTTTGATAAAGTATCTGCTTTAACCTGTTGCAGGCCTCTTTCTGTCTCAGCTCTTTGTACACCTTGTCTTGAGCCACCAAAAGCACCAGCTCTGATTGCTTGAGCGTCTTCACCAGCTCTACGCATAGCTGCTTGACGATCAAGCTCACCCATAGCAACGTCAATAACTTGTTGTTGGAAAGGATTTTGAAATTTTTGTATTGAATCTGGTTGTAAAAAACCAAGACCACTTGTTAAAGCTTGTTGTGCTGCTAATGTTTGATCTGTTGCCCCTTGTAAGAAAGGTTTAGCAGTGCCAACCAATTGTTCGCCAAGTTGTGCAGCTTTTGTAGTCAGAGGATCAGCACCAGCTACCTGAAATCCAGGTAAATCTAGAGCTTTATCTAGCAAGCCAGGCGTTTTTTGCTTTTCTCCATCAAAAGTTCCAAAACCAGTTTGCAACAATCTTTTTTGCAAACCCTCTAAAAAAGGAGGTAATCTTTGTATATTTTGATAAGTGACTGTTTGACTCATTACGCCCTCGCCTCTAGTTTATCCATCATTTCATAGGCTCTTTGTATGCCCTTTCTTTGGTTGCCATCACCAAGACCTTTAACCGCATCTTTAGTTAATACAAACTCACCAGCCATCAACATAGCAGGAACATCGTCTTTTGTACCAGAACCCTCTGATGGATCTATGCCACCATTTCGTCTTGGAAAACTCATAGGACCGCCATCCGCTGCAAATTTAATACCACCTAATTGACCTCCTGGGCCACCAAACCCAAATGGTCTTTGCTCAAACTCACGAGCCTCTTCTTCGTCATCATCTCCAGCAAGCAATTGTGCTATCAAACCAGCAGTTAAACCCTCACCAACTCTAGTGTTTAACAATCTAGCTAACAAATTATCATCACTTACACCAGCCGCTTGTAAAAGTTCTCCACTAAATGTCCTTGGTGCAACACCTTGAATTTGTTGACTTACATTTTCAATGGGTGGTTTAGATACATTTGGCGAAGAACCTGAAAACGCACCTGTGCCTTCTCTACGAGCTATAGGATCTGTAAGTCTATTGTCTGCTATGCGTTGAGCATCTGGACTAATATTTTCTGCACCAGTAAACTTATCTATTGCCATACCACCTAAACCTGCTAAAAGAGCATTTCTCACAGCATCTTTATTTCTACCGCCCATTAATTTTGATGTTGCAGCACCAGTTAATGCTCTTGTTAGAAATGGATTGAGTGCTGTTTGTGTGCCAAATAATTTTCCTAATCCAAGACCTATTTGAGGTCCTGCAAAAGCACTTATTGCAATTGGTGCTAATTTTTTTAATAACTTACCTAAACTCATATTGTTACCTTATCTTATTTTAACAAATTCGTCTATATACCTTTTAAATTCTTGACAATGCACTTGTCGTTACTCTTGTTTTAGATAATTCTTGTATACTAGCTATAACATGAAGTCTGTTAGCAGTTGCGGCCTGTACTTTCAATACTTCTCCACTCTGTAATATCAGATCTTTTGTAAGTAATTCAACAGTTGTGTTAGCTCCTACGGCTTTAACTTTAAATAAACTAAATGTACTACTGCCACTTACAAGCGTGACTGTTATTGTATCTGCATTGCCACTATCTTCTGATACTAATATAGAGTTTACAACAGCCGCATTGAAATCGGCATCACTAGGAACTGTAAACAAAACTGTATCATTTGTTGTAGTTAAATCTACTTTTGCATTTGTAATACCTTGAATATATTGAGGAATACTGGTTATAAGCATTAGCGTCTACCATCCTCTCTCACATCAACTCTTGGTGTGCCCAATTTATATTTTGTTCCTAATGATGTGGAATCTATCCTTAGAGCAAAAGACCTTCCTCGTAAACGATAATCTAATTTTTGTGTAAATTGCTCAACAGGCGTTGTTGCAGATCTTTGTGTTGTGTTCTGTGTAGTTTGATTAAAATCAGCACCAGGATTATTTCTTGATTTCATAGTAAATGATACATCAGGATTAACACTTGTAGATCCATTAAATGTTATATCAGGTATCACTTGCTTTAAAGATACAAACTTATCGCCATCTCCTATATCGATAGCTGATGATTCAATAAACGATGTCATAGCAGATCCGTCATCATCAAAGCCAACTTCATGATTATAAAGATATTGATTACCTGTTGCTTGTGGTAAATTTCTAATGCCTCTATCTAGCCACGCTTGTCTTTCAAGTGTGCCATAATACCAAAGTTTTTCTAAATAATTATATGCAACATACTTATCTATTTCAGTTCCAGCAGATGATGGATAGAACCACAATATTTCACTAAATTCAGAGTTTAGACCAACATGAACTTTATCACGCTCTGCAAAATTAAAATCTAAAAATACTTTATCTTTAACAGTACATGGTAATTGAATTGTTTGTCCACCACCATAGGCATAAAAAGTATCAACGCCCATCCAATATACTGCATCTTCAACTGCTATTGCAGAAAAAGGACTCATGATAGTTATGTTCTTTGACAGTTCTTGCAAACCAAACGTAAATGGTGGACCTATAAACTTCATGGCGTGTAGTGTTTTATTAGTGAAGACCAGTATCTGTTGTTTTGTTTCAACAGCTTGTACGAAGGTAGATCCACCACCTAACCTTAAGTCACCTGCCGTATTTGTAGCAGTCGGAAAAAAATCTACTGGATTTTCTTGTGATGAAAAACGTATTAACAAAGGATCTTGCACGCCATCACCTCTTTTAGTCGCCTCTTGGTCAGCATTTGACGCAGTGGGTGCTTGACCTAATCCATCACAACCAAACACAATTACATGTCGATCTTGGTCTGATACAAGAACTTGTTTAGCAACTCTAGGAACACTAGTTTCTCCAGAATATGTATCCGTAGCACTAAGCTCTTTTGCTCTACCATTTTCTCCAAGACCTAAAGTTTTGTCCCAATAAAATATACCACCATCTCTTGGATTTAATATAAGATCCTCACCAAAATTATCATGTGACCACAACCTTATCTGTGCTCCAGGAATAGTAACACTTGCTGCATTACCCCATCCAACAAAATCTTTAAGATTTTTACCGTCAACAAGCTCATTACCAACTGCTAACCTAACAAGAGTACCGTCTGCATGAGCCGAGGCAACTGAAAAAGAATTAGAATCTTGAGTGCTACTTGCATCTCCTGTAAAAGGTGTTGAGTTTGCATGTAATCCACTATGTCCTCTTACTACCGTTAAATTATTACCTACAACACCAGAAACAAATAATAATTCTTTTTCTATTAAAATAACATCACCAGTAGATATTCCAGTTCCACTTGTAACCGTTAAGGTTGTATCAGAAATAGAATACTCTAAACCTTCATTTATTGTTGTTGCTAAAGCATCAGATGTTGTACCACTCCATTGTCCAGCACCCCAACCAGTTCCACCAACTGTATTATCTAATCCAACATTTATTTGAAATTTTAAAGTAACACTTCCTGAACTTTTTGCTGCACCAGTTGTAGCAGAACTTGCAGTAGTACCAACATTTATTCTAAATTGATTAGAACTTACAAGCTCTGTTATTTGATGTTCTGCATTTAAAACTGAAGCTGCTATTCCACCAACAGACGCATCTGCATTAGATATCGTAACGAAATCGTTAACATTTGCACCGTGTGCAGTTACGTTTACAAGAACTGTTTGAAAAGTACTATCAGAAGAATCTGACACTGTGTTAGTAGTAAAAGTAACATTAGTTTCTACTGTTGATCTTATTGGTGTTATATCATTAAATGTTTGACCCTCTTCAATATAATATTTAAGGTGTGTGCCTACACCCATGAAATCAGAGCCATCAAGAGCCACCCAATTATGCAATCTCCTAGCACTACCTAAATATTGGTTATCACTATATTTTTCCCAACCACCAAACTTTTCTGGAAAACCAAACCTAAATCTTACTTTATCGCCATCTACAAAACCACCTTCAGCACTGTAAGACGTTATATCAGATACAATACCAGGTTTAAATTTTAAAGCTTTCATAGGCATTATAAAGCACTCGTAGATAAAGTTCCTGAATAAGCAGTGGCGTTTAATGAACCACTACCATCACTAACAGGTTTTAAAGCAAAAGGTTGTCCACTTTCATTACTACCAGATATTGTACCAGTTAAACTAAAAGAACCATCTGTTGAATCTCTGTTCGCAGTACTTGTAGCACCAGCAGATACTGTTGCACTAAACGGATCACTGCCAGATAACACACATGATATTGCTAAATTGTTCGTAAATATAAATCGTCTACCTGCTGTTGGACCTGTAACACTGACGTTTTTAATTTGATTAAAAGCTCCACGACCACCTATAATTGCAAC